TATAACATCTCATATTTTATCTATTTTAATTATTACTTCTAAAATAAATGAAAATGAGAAAATCAATAATATAAATGAAAAATTATTTAAAAATTATGATGAACTTTTAGAAAACTATAATGATACAATTAATGAAGAAATTAATGATATTAATTTAAAAAAAAATGAATTAATACAAGAATTTTTAAATAAATTAAATGTTTTTAATACAATTAAAAAAATGTTTAATATTAATTACTGTTCAATATGTATAAAAAATCCTATTACACATGTTTTAATACCTTGTGGACATACTTTTTGTATTGAATGTATTAATAAGTCTTTTAGTAATCAAAATAACAAATGTCCTATGTGTAGAATTTTTACAGAAAATTTATATAAAATATTTATTTAATTAAATAAATTAATTTTTTTTTGTTTTTCATAGAATTGTTGTCTTTTTAATAAAACACGACTTTTTAAAGTTGAAATATTAGACCAAAATTCTTTATTAAATTTTTTATTTTTTTGATAACTATATAAACCATCAGGTTCATAAATATTTATATAACACATTTTAGGAGAACACATTGTCGATACTAATTCATTTTCATTAATAAGTTTATAAATATTTTTAAAATGTATTTTATTTTCTTTTTTATAATAAAATTTACCTATTTTATCATATTTTAATTCTTTTTTTTTATTATATTTTGTTTTCATTTTAAAATATTCTTCTTCATTTATCAATTCTTCTTTTTTAATTGTATAGTTTATTTTTTTATTTTTTAAATTATCTAAATTCATATTATTAGAATTCATATTATTAGAATTCATATTATTAGAATTTATATTATTAGAATTTATATTATTTAATTTTAAATTATGTTTTTTATTTGATTTTTTTTTTTCAGATTTATTTTTTATACAAGTAAATTTACAACCCATTTAAATATTTTATATAAATATACTTATTTTATAAAATATACTTATATTATAAACAATTAAATAGATTTAATAAATTCCCAATTTAATTCTTGACATATCATCTTCCATATTTTATCTTGTTGATATAATTTTTCTCTTGATTTTAATAAAGGAAAATTAACTAAATATTCATCTAAACCTAATAATTGAATAAACTTATGTAATACATAAGAATATGATAAAAAATTTTTTCTATCTTTTGGACAATGTTTAATAAATGGACCTTGTATTTCTTTAAACATATTTCTTAATGATTCTTCTACCTCAGGTGTTAATATAGGTGGTGGTTTTCCATTAATTTTATTAATTATATAAGGAATATGTTCATAATATTTATTTAGTTTTAATTTTTTTAAAATATCTTTTATTTTATTATTACTAATATCAGCTACATTATAATATCTTTCTTTTTTAAGTTCACATAATATTCTTTCTATTATATCACCACTTATATCAGTAGATTCTTTTGCTTGAAATTGTGATAACCACTCATTATAGTGATTAATTCTCTTATATGCAAAATATGTGCTTTCATTATTTGGTTCTTTATAATTAGGTTTATCAGAATCTATTAAAATAAAATATTGTTCACCACAACATTTACATATATTAATTCCTTCAATATAATTTAATATTAATTGTCCATTACATTGAGTACAATATTCTATATTATGAATAGGTGTTTTTTTATATTTATTATCTAATTTTGATAAATATTCATCTAATAATTTTGCTTTTTCTGAACTATAAGAATTATTTATTTTATTTTTATTTTTAAAATCAAAAAAATTAATAATATTTGTATCAACTTCATTCTTTTCCGATTTATCATAATATTCATATAATACTTCTCCTACATTTAAAAAATAATCTTCTTCTTTTTTATCTTCTTCTATTAACTTAATTGTATCTTTTAATTCATTTATATTTTTAATTAATTCAAATTTTTCATCCATTTCTTCTTCTGTTATTTTTTTATGATCAATATTTAAATAATGTGATAATTTATTTTCTATTAATTCTAATTTTTTTTTATATTTATTTAAATTTTTTTTTTCTTTTTCAAATTCTAACATTTTTTCATTATGAAAAAAATCTAATGTTTGTTGTTGTTTTTTAGGTTTTCTAACTTTTATTTTAACATTAAAATTTGACATAAGTATTTTATTTATAATAATATATATTGTTTTATATTTAAAATGATAAGTTATAATATATAAAATATTTTAATTAATAAATTATAATGAAATTATATTATATTTTAATTACTATTATATTAGCTTTATCTAATGGTTGGAAATTTTATTATATAAAAAATAATAAAATTAAATTACATAAAATACTATATTAATAAATATATATATATTTTCTTATAATATATATTATGGGTGGTGGCTTAATGCAATTAATAGCAAATGGAAAACAAGATGTATATCTTACAGGAAATCCACAAATTACCTTTTTTAAAATGATATATAGAAGATATACGAATTTTTCTATTGAATCAATAGAACAACCATTTAATGGAAATGTTGATTTTGGAAGAACTTTATCAGCAACTATATCACGTAATGGTGATTTAATGTATAAAACATATTTACAAGTAACATTACCTGAAATAGAATGTTCAACTGAAAAAGATAGATTTAGATGGTTAAATTGGTTAGGACATATATTAATTAAAAATGTTGAAATTGAAATTGGTGGTCAAATTATTGATAAACATTATGGTGATTGGTTACATATATGGAATGAATTATCACAATCTGTTGGAAAACAATATGGTTATGCTAATATGATTGGTAATGTTCCAAGATTAACACAAGTTATTACAGGAAATACAAATAAACAACCTTCTAATATACCTTCTACAACATTATATATACCTTTACAGTTTTGGTTTTGTAAAAATCCTGGTTTAGCATTACCACTTATTGCTTTACAATATCATCAAATTAAAATTAATATTGAATTTAGAGAAGCAAAATCTTGTTATTGGGCAACAGGAAATTATGAAGATATACCTCCTTCTATAACTAAATCATCATTATATGTAGATTATATATATTTAGATACAGATGAAAGAAGAAAATTTGCAAAAGTTAATCATGAATATCTTATTGAACAATTACAATTTACAGGAGATGAAACTATTTCTACACAAAATAATAAAATTAAACTTAATTTTAATCATCCTGTTAAAGAAATAGTTTGGGTTGTACAACCTAATTCTAATATCGACTATACTTATACTCAAAAATTTGGTGGACCTCAATTTTATAACTATACTGATTTCATAGATTATACATATTTTGGTGGTACTCCTAATGATCCACTTGGAAGATCTATGATTGGTGGTCAAAATAGTCAACATGGATTACCTAATTCAGGTTTTTATTATCAAAATAATAAAGATGATAATATTGTTATTTATCCACAATCAGGATATAAACCCGATAATAATATAGATAATAAACAATATCCTGGTATTAATAATAATAATTGGAATAATATAACAACACAAAATACACATACTGAAATATTTTCAACAACTACTGAAATACCAGATCAAAATACAGAAATAGAACATACCAATAAATATGATAAAGGTGCTAATCCTACACTCAATGCTAAAATACAACTTAACGGTCATGATAGATTTTCATCAAGAGATGGAAGATATTTTAATTTAGTACAACCTTATCAACATCATACAAATGTTCCTTCTACAGGAATTAATTTATATTCATTTTCTCTATATCCTGAAGATCATCAGCCAAGTGGTACTTGTAATTTTTCACGAATTGATAATGCAACTTTATTACTTAATGTAACCCAACAATCTGTACATCAATCTAATACTTGTAAAGTTAGAGTTTATGCAGTAAATTATAATATTTTAAAAATAACATCTGGAATGGGTGGTTTAGCATATTCATCTTAATCACTTGGTGGAATATCTAATGGTTTATATTCTGCTATATTTGAATCAATTAATTGGGTTGATTTATTTTTTTTAAAAATAAATCCATCATTGTAATAATAATATCTTTCTAGTATAAATAATACTATTAATAATATTAATAATACTTCAATAATCATTGTTATTTAATATAATAATAAATAATTTTAAATACTTTATTGTGTAAAAATTATAATAAAAAATTATTATTATCATAATAATGAATAATAATATAACTAATTTATCAATTTATAAAGATCTTGAATTTTTTAGTTCAAATGATATTATTAATAAAAATAATAATATTTTTCATAAAATTGATAAAACATATACTTGTTTTGGTAGTGTTAAACTTAAACAATTAATTATAACACCATTAAATAATATAAATGATATTAAAAATAGACAAAATAATATTAAAAATATACAAAATAATAAAAACTATAATCTAATAAAAAATTATTTAACTAAAATTAAATCTTATGAAAAATATACAAAATATATTTTATTTGAAAAATATAAATCAAAAGAAACACAAAAATTATTTAGCAATATATATTTTAAAAAATTAGATTTTATCAATAATTATCCTAATTTATTACATATTTATACTATATATAATAATTATATATCTCCTATTTTCGAAACTTTATCACCATTATCTTCATATTTTACAATAATAAGTATGTTTAATAAATTTAATATTAAATTATCATTAATAATTCCAATTATTAAAATTACACTTAAAACTATGGATAAAAAATATTTAATACTTATTTGTTGTATTATTGTTTTATATATAATTATGTATTGTTATTCAACATATAAAACTATTTATCAAACCATTAATAATATTAAAATTTTAAATTATATTAAAAATATATTAATATGTAATTCAAAAACATTATATTATATAAAACATATTTCACAATTATTAAATGAAGATAATTTACCATCTCTTAATTTTATAAAACATTATTCATATTACGAACAATGGAATATTACAAATATTGGAAATATTTTATATGATTTTTTAAATTTATCAAAAAATAAACAAAAATTATATCCATATATTAAATATTTATCTAAAATTGATGCTTATGTTTCTATTATTAAATTAACATCAAATAAATATATTAATTATACTAATTATATAAAATCAGATAAACCTATTATTAATATTAATAATTTATATCATCCTCTTGTAAATAAAAATATTCCTAATTCAATAAATATTGATAAAAAAAATAATATTCTTATAACAGGAAATAATGCTGCTGGTAAATCTATATTTATTAAATCATTATTAACATCAGTATTATTATCACAAACATTAACTATATCATTTGCTGATAATTTAGTAATAACACCTTTTACTTATATTAATAGTCATATTAATATTCCGGATACAAGTGGAAAAGAATCTTTATTTCAAGCTGAAATGAATAGAATGATTGATACTTATAATTCTATTAAAAATAGCAAAAAAAATGAATTTCATTTATTAGTTATTGATGAATTATTTTCATCTACAAATCCAAAAGAAGCAATTTCTGCTAGTTATAGTATATGTAAACATTTATCTACATATACTAATTCTATAAAAATTATTACAACACATTATGATTATTTAACTAAATTAAATAAATGGTCTAATTATTATTTTCAAGCAAATATTATTAATAATGAAATAGTTTATGATTATAAACTTAAAAAAGGTAAATGTAATAATCATATTGCTTTAAAAATATTATCAAAAAAAATAAAAGATAATACTATTATCAAAGATGCAAGACACATTTATAAAAAGCTTACTTAAATAATTCACTAATTGAATCTCCATTAATTAAACATTTTACAACACTGGAACATAAATTACTTATATCAAAAACTTCTAATTTATTACATAAATTTAAATGTTCTTCTTGACGAACTGAATTACTACAAATTATTTTTTTTAAATTATTATTTTCATTTATTCTTTCAATTGCTTTTCCATTTAATAAACCATGACTAATTATTACTATTACTTCTTTAGCATCACGTTCTTTTAAAGCATCTATTACAGATTGAATTGTTCCTGCTGTATCACATAAATCATCAATAATTAAAGCAGTTCTTCCTGTTAAATATTTATGACGATCTCCAATAACTTGTACTTCTTCTACAACATTATTTTTATTATAATCACGAATTTTATTACATAATAAAAATGGTAATTTTAATTTACTTGATGCTTTACGTATTAATGCAGATGCTCCTAAATCAGGAGCTACTAATACAAAATTATTTTTATAATTTTCATCAAAATATTTTTCAAATAAATATTCTTTCATTAAATTTAAACAAAATAAATTATCACAAGGAATATTGAAAAATCCTTGAATTTGTGGAGCATGTAAATCACAACAAATAATTCTATTTAATCCTGCTGTTTCAAATAAATCAGCCATATCACGAGCACTAATTGCCGAACGCCCATCTTTTTTATCTTGTCTTGCATAAGGAAAATGTGGCATTATTAAAGTAATAGTTTTAGCATCAGATCTTTTACATGTTTTAATAAGTAAATATGTTTCCATTATAACATCATTTATACTTTTATTAAAACTATTATTATCTCCTGTTTGAATTATAAAAACATGATAATTTCTTACTTGTTCATTTAAATTTATTCTTATTTCATTATTAGCAAAATATGATATTGATATATCCATTAATTGTTGATTTAAATTAAAAGCAATTTTTTCTGATAATTCAGGATTACTTGTTCCACTAATTAATTTAACTTCATTCATTAAATATATTAATATAATTATTTTTAAATATTAATTTATTCTATATTTATCCATATTATTAACAGGAATAATTTTTGTTTTTATACTTTTACGTTTACAATGTTTAATAGAATGTTTAATAGATTTTTTATAATTTATAATTTTACTTTTTTTATATTTACTTAATTTTTTATTATTTTTTTTATAACTTGTTTTTGGATATATTTTATTTTTATTTAATAAACAACTCATTGGACAAGTATTACCCATTTATTATTAAATAAATATTTATTGTTTATATAAAAATAATTTAATATAAATTAAATAATTTATAATGATTATTGAAAATACGGGTAGTTTAGCTCGCGATCATTTAGCAAATGAAAGAACATTTTTAGCTTGGTTAAGAACAGGAGTTACATTAATGGGTGTAGGTGTAGCCTTAGTTAAATTTGATGCTATTATTAGTGGATTTTTATTTGCTTTTATAGGAATAATTTTTATATTAAGTTCTATTAATAGATTTTTTGAAGTTATGTCTTCATTAAATGAAGGAAAATTTATTATAAACTCTAAATGTATTATTATTATTTCAATTATGTCTATAATACTTATTTTATTAGCTTTTTTAATTATTTATATTGAAAATTCTATAATATAACAAAAAAAAATGATTTTTTTTAAATAATATTAAAATGGCACAATGGAACTGTAAACACTCAATAGAAAAAGTTTGGACTTGTATTGAGAACTTCTGGAAAACAGAAGAAGGACAACAATATTCTCATAGAGTTGATAAAAATTCTTGTTTAAAAGTTGTTGATGGTATTGAGTCAATGGCAGGAATTAAAATAAGTTTATTTAATGTTCAAGGACTGATTAATGGACATCTTCATACACCTGAAGGTGCTATACTACATTATATACATACAGTATCAAAAAAAGAAACACCAACAGAAACTTTCTGTAAACATGCAAAATTCTATTTTAATTTAAGATTATCTCTTGAAGAAGTTGAAAAAATATTAGTAAAAATAGGTTTAACCAAAGTTGGCATAACAACACTATTAGCAACTAAAGAAAATGGTAAAATATATCCTGTTGATGATAGATATACTTCAAAAATTAAATCGACAAAAATTAAATCGACAAAAATTAAACCAACAAAAATTGAACCGACAAAAATAGTAATTAAAGAAAAACAAGATGATGATTTAAAAACAAAATATAACATAGCTTCAAATAAATTTGCTTATGGTATTACTAATGAAAATCCAGGAACATTTTTAGATTTTAAAAATAATTTGTTGAGTCGCGCTTCCTCTTTTAAAGAAAATAACAGTGAGATTGAGAATGGAAATGGGACGTGGAAATCCGAGTAGAAGAATATTATAAAAGACTCAAATAAACAAGATAATTAATTAACAATTTTCAAATTTTAATCCACATAATGTCCATAAAATTATTATAAATAATAATATAATTATTATAAATGAATAAGTCATACATAAATGTTGTTCACAACAAATTTTTTTTTTAATTTTTTTTGAAGTATCATTAAAACGTAATGAATTAGTTTCTAAACGATTTGTAGTTTCTATAATATTATTTATATTATTACTTCTATTTAAAGCTGTTTCAATATTATTATAAATATTTTCTTTAATATTTTTAACTTTATTATTAATATTATTATAATATTCTTCATTTTGATTATTAAAAGTATTTAGATTTTCTTCTGTTAATTCTGAATTTAATATAGGTTTATCAAGTGTTGTTTCTTGATTCATTATATAATTATAATTTTTACATTTTAAATAATTATTTGTAATGAATGATCTAATTTTGATACTCTTGATTGTAATTTATTTATTTGAATATCTAATTCAGTAGTAATTTGAATATCATTTTGATATGTACTTCTTAAATTTTGTAATCCTTTTAAAGAAGAAGATGAAATTAATAATATTTTTTTTAAAATTTCTTGATTTGAATATTTAAAAAAATTATTTACAGAATTTGTTCTCATTTCTTTTTCTTTATCGTTTTTTTGTAAAGCTACTTCATTTCTAAATATAGTATCTGTAATACTATATACATCATTAATAGTACTTTTAATTAATTCAATAGTAACATTTCTATCTTCTGAATAATACCATCTTGAAACAGCAGGAATATAAGAATTATCAATAGTTACATTATTATCTGTATTACATAATAATTTATTTCCTTTTTGAATAGAAGTAAATATTTGTAATTTATATAATAAATTATCAATCATTTCTTGTGTTATTTTTTTTAATGAGTGAGAGTTTGACATATATTATATTTATTTATTTATTTTATAAATTGATTTATAAATTGATATATAATTAAATTAATAAAATATTATAGAATGAAAATCATTACAAGTAAAAATTATTTAAATGAATATGATTTTATTTGTGGAAATATTTATGATACTATAAATCCAAATATTAAACAATTTAATTTATATTATAAATATAATTTAAGAACAGAATTAGAAAGTATAAAAATACAAACTCCTAAATTACAATTAAAAAATGATATTTCAAAAAATGATATTTCAAAAAATATTATGGCATTAAATATTGAAATTATAGATAAAAAAACTTCTAATTTTATAGAACTAATTGAAAAAATTTACGAAATAATTAGAAAAAAATTAAAAAAAGAAAAAAAAAAGAAATTTGAAATTAAAAAATGTTATAATGATAATACATTATTTTTAAAAATAAATAAAGATTTAAGAAATATTGGAATATTTAATAATGATAAAACAAAAATAAAATTAGAGGATATAATTCCACATACAGAAGTTAAAGTATTACTTGAAATTACAAATATATGGATTGATTTAGAAAAAAAAATTTATGGAATAAATATTGATATAAAACAAATTCAAAATGTTAACAAATCAATTAATAAATGTTTAATAATAGAAAGTGATAGTGATGAAGAAATAGTTAAAAAAGAAATTATAGTACAAACTTGTATGTTTTGTAATTCTGTTTGTTCAGTACCAACACAATATTATAATAATATAAATTTAGGAAAAGGTGGCAAAGGTAAAGGTCCTCCATTAAGAGGAAAAGGTAAAGGAACAACTCTAAATCAAACTTATAAAAATAATGAAGTAAAAGAAAAACCTGATATAAATAAATTACGTGCTGTACCTCCTACTTTACAAATTACAGATAATGATTTACTTGGTGCTTTATCTAAATTAAAAAAAGTAAGAAAAGATGATAAAAAAAATGATAATAATAAATATTATAATGATATTCAAAAAAAAATATTATTACGAAATGAATTAATTAAATAATTAAATTATATAAATTAAATATTACATTATTTATTGTTATGTAATCATTTATATTATATAATGATAATTTATTTAAAAACTCTAGTTTTGATAAATCATTAATATGTATTTTTTTAAAAAAAGTTATAATTAATTCTTCTATAAAAGATTGAATGTTGTCTGTAATTAATATATATTGAATAATATCTTTTATTGTATCATTATAATCATTTAGATTTTTTGATAAAATTATATTACATATAATTTCTATTGGTTTAAATTCTTCAATATTATTTTTTTTATTATATAGTGATTGTAATAACAAATGTATATTTCTATTAGATTGTTTAACAATATCTAATTCATCATTATAATTTAATTTAATATTTTCTTTCAAATTTACAAAATGTAATATTTTGTATAGTTCAAAATCATTAAGACATCTAACTCTTAACTGAATAAAATTATGTAATTTATTTATTGAATAATTAGATGTTCCTAAAATTCTTATATTATTATATTTTTCTGTTATATTTTTTAAAATATATTTATTATGTTCAACAAAGTTATGTATATTATTAATAACTATAATTTTTATTTCATTATCAATAGTATTAAATTTACATAGTTGTTCTAAAATTATTTCTTTTATTATATAGTAATTAGTAATTTTATTATTTGTATCATAAAATTCATATATATTATTTACTTTTGAATATATAATTTGATATTTATTATTTAAATTAGTTGTTATATTTTCATATTTATATACACAATTATTATTATTAAATAATGAATTAATATAACATTTTAAAAAAGTTGATTTACAAGAACCTTTATTACCATATAATATTAAATTACAAGGTAATTTATTTTTTGATAAATTAATTAAATTATTTTTTAAATCATTGTTATAATCAATATATTCTAATTTATTTGGTGTATATTTAAAAGGAATATATGAATTCATTATTATTATATTATTAATAATTATGATTTAAATAAATTTTAAATATATTATTAAATGAAGAAAATACAAAAAAATTCATCAAATCATTTTATATCAATAAATGATATTGAAAAAATTTATAAACAATATAATATAAATATTACTATTAATAATATAGATATATATCAAGAAGCTTTTATTCATAGTTCTATTAGTAATAAAAATAATTATGAAAGATTAGAATTTTTTGGAGATTCAATTATTAATATGTTTTGTAGTGAATATTTATTTTTAAATTTTCCAAATTATGATGAAGGTTTTTTAACAAAACTTAGATCTGATATAGTTAATGGAAAATATTTATCTAATATTGCTAAAAAATTAGAATTAGATAAATTTATTATTTATAGTGTAAATATGGAATATAAATTTAATGGAAGAGAAAATGATAAAATATTAGGCGATATATTTGAATCATTTATTGGTGCTTGTTATGTTAATGAAGGTTATGAAAAATGTAAAGAATTATTACATAACATATTAATTAATGAAATAGATTTAGATAATATTACTATTAAAAATAATAATTTTAAAGGACAATTGTCATCATATTATCAAAAATTATGTAATAAAACACCATATTATAAAATTAAAAAAGAAACAGGTCCAAATCATAATAAAATATATATTATAGAAGTATTTGATGATAATAATAATATTATAGGTATTGGTGAAGATAAAACTAAAAAAGGTGCTGAAACTAATGCAGCTTATAATGCTTTAATTAAATTAAAATTAATATAATATATTGATTTATTTATAATATTATATTATTATATTATAAATAAATGGATAGTTTTCCGAATATTGAAAATGCTAATTTTCTTAAAAATATTTATTCTAATTATAAAGAAATTTATGATGATAATAATAAAAAAACACAAGACAAATTTAAAATTAATTTACCACAAAATTTTGTTATGAATTCATCACAATTATTTGTATCTAATTTTTTATATAATTCACCATATAAAAGTATATTATTATATCATGGACTTGGTATTGGTAAAACTTGTGCTTCTGTAATTCCTGCTGAAAGAATTATTAATAATGAAAATATTAATTTTAAAAAACATGTTCTTATTTTAGCACCAGCTTCATTACTTCCAGAATGGAAATATGAAATAACTAATGTTTGTAATATAAGTGGTTATAGTGATGAAAGTGAAATTTATAAAAATTATTCATTTATTACTTATAATGGAAAACCTCAAAAATTATTTAAACATTTATCTAAATCAGTTAATGATATTAAATATTCAATTAATAATAATATCTATATTGGAGACCGTGTTATGTATAATGATAATCAATATATAATTACAGATATTTATGGTAATTTTACAAACACAATATATGAAATATCACGCGTTAATTTATATGATATTAATAATAATATTGAATTCCCAGATGAAGTTAGTATTAATGATATAAAAAAAATAAATAATAAAACTAATAATAATATTATTAATCCATTTGATAATAAAATTGTTATTATTGATGAAGTTCATCATTTAAATATATTTCTTGATAATAAATATGATTTTAAAAGCAATAAATTACAAATATCACTTGAAAGTAAAAAATTAATTTATGAATGTTTAATGAGTGCTATTAATTGTAAAATTATATTATTAAGTGGTACTCCTATTGTAAGAAGTATAACTGAAATTCCATATTTAATAAATATGTTACATGGTTATATTAATTTATATAAAATAGAATTAAATGATATTAGTAATTATAATATTGATAATATTGAAGATGTTATTAATGATAAATTATATAAAAATAACATAATTAATAATTTTAATATAACATATAATATTCAAAATGATAATATTATAATTATTTTTGATTTAATTCCTTTTAATTATATAATCAAAAATGAAGTTAAAAAAAATATTGTTAAAGAACTTATTATATTAAGTTTTTTTAATAAAAATAAAGAAAATAAAGATTTATTAGATTTTAATAGAACTAATATAAATATTCAACATAATATTACTGAAATAATTAATAATATATTTAATGAAATTTTTGAAAATAATTATAAAGATGAAATTAATATTTATTTACATAGTACTGAATATACAAAAAATTCTATATTACCTAGAAATAATGAATTTTTAAATAAATATATAGAATATGATAAAAATGATAAATTTAGTCAATATCCTATTGGTTTAAAAGATATAACAAATTTTTCTAATATATGTAAAGGTAAAATATCTTATGATTCAGGAAAAAGTATTGATGTAAATTTATTTGAATGTAATATCGAATTATTTTTGTTTGATAAACAAGAAGAAGAATATGTAAAATCAAGATTATATGAAAAAAAACAATCTTCAACTTCTAACAATTTATCACAATTAAGATCTAAATCAAGACAAGCATCTTTAATTTATATTCCATCAAAAGATAGTAATAGTAAAGATAATATAAATGAATTTATAAAAGAAGATTTACAAATTCCTAATGCTGATGAAATAATACCTTTTAATTCAAAAATTGTTTACAATACTATTTTAAGCAAAATTGATATTTTATATAATAATCTTAAAAATAATGATTCTATTGATAAAATAAAAGAAGAAATCAATAATTTGATAGAAACAAATAGTACTAAACTATTTGATGATACATTAAAACAATATATAGAAGAATTTATAGAAAATGAAAGTGAAATTGATGAATATAATTGTGAACAATTTTATGAAAAATTAAATACAGACTTGCAACAAATACAATATGAAGAAAATAATTATATTCATCAAGAATTTAATAAAAAACTTGAATTAATTAAAATTTATTCTATTAAATATTATACTTTAATTAAAAATTTAATTTTAACAGATATTAATTATTATTTATTTAATTATAAAACTATTACTATAAATGATGCAAATAATAAATTTAAAGAAAGCAAATTTATATTTCCAAAAGGTAAAGTATTAATTTATAGTGAATTTAGAAAAAGAGGTGTTGATTGTATTGGTCAATTATTAAATTTATTTAATCATAGAAATTTACAAGATTATATTGATGAAAAAATATCAATAGAAGATAATTTAGATAATATTAAACAAGAATTACAAGATGAATCAAAAACATTATATTATATTTGGAATCCTGGACAAATAAATCATCATAAAAATCATATAGCAAAATTAATATTTAATAGTAAACAAAATATATATGGTGAAATATGTAGAATAATGTTTATTACTATTAGTGGTTCAGAAGGTTTATCGTTACATAATGTTAGACAAGTACATATTATGGAACCTTTTTGGTATAAAACACAAGAAGAACAAGTAATAGGTCGTGCTAGAAGATATAAATCACATGATTATTTGTTAAAAGATGATAGAAATGTTTATGTTTATAGATATATATCAAAATCAAATAGTCAAGAATTAAAAGAAATTAGTACTGAACAATATATACAAACTAAAAGTGATAAAATGTATAATGTAGTTTCAAGTTTAAATAATATTTTTAAATCAAGTTCTATAAATTGTATTTTTACAACAGAAAATATAAAATGTAGTAATCATTATTTATTAAATAATGATGATAAACAAGAAAAATATTTTAATTATTTATTTAATTATTATTTAATTAATAATAAATTAAATATAACTAGTATTAATTTTATTAAAACTAATGAAAAAGCAAAATTAATTAATATATTAATTGAAGAAGATGTTATTTTAAGTGGAGATTCATTTTTAAAACAAGGTAATAATAAATTTATATTATTTAATAATCAATTATATAATTATGATATTTATGTATTACATATGAATTTAATACCTATTACTATTAATGATGAAATATTAACTTTAGAAAATTTAAATAATGAAGTTATAAAATACATTTCAGAAGAAATTAATAATAAATTACCTAAACTAAATGAATATACAAAAATTAATATTGATACAAAAAATAATTCATTTACAATACAAAACGATATAATGAAACAAATTACATTTAAATCTATAAAAGAACCTAATTTAGATTATTTGAATTACTTTAATATAATTAATTCTATTTATAATATCTTATTAGAAAAATATGACCAAGAATATGAAAATATAGAATATAAATATGAAGATACATTTAATAGATTTATTTCTAATTCAGAAAAAAAAACTAATGATGATTATATTAAATATTTAAAAGATGAAATAAAAGAATTAAATGATTTATGTGAATTAATTTTAGAAGAAGAAAATAATATTGATATATTTAATGAAATTAAAGAAAATATGGATAGTAATTTAGATATATTAATAGATTATATTAAAAAGGTAAAAAATCCTAATATTAATTTTATTATTGAATATTTTGATATATTTTTAGATATTGATGATTTTGAAAATATTGAAAGTATTAACACAAAAGAAATAAAAAAAGAAGTATATTATTTATTTAAAAATATATTAGATAACATATGTCCTACTGAATTTAATTTAATATGTTTAACACCTTCTGATAATTTAATTAAAGATAATGAAACAGATTTTAAATTTGAAGATAAAATATATTTTGGAGAAGTACTAAAAGTCACAGATAATTATATAACATTTGGTTATGTAGATGAAAATATAGATTATCAAGAAGAAAAAATATATATTTATAATAATGATGATGATGATGATGATGAAGGTTCAAATAGTAAAATAATACCATATAAAATAGAATTTATTACAATTTTTGCTTTTATAGAATATTTATATGATAAATTTAATAATTTTTTAATAAATGAAAATGAAAAAGTAAAACATTTAATTGATATAAATATTAATAAAGAGTTTAAATCAAAATGTAATGTTGAAAAAATAATTAGTAATTTAATTTATAATAATGCTTATTGTAGAAAAACTTACCATATAAATAAATTAATAAAAAATTATAAAAAATTGTAAAATATAAATAATTGTTTTTTTTTTATAAATATAATTTATATAGATGTTTATTAAATCATTATATAATTCTAATATATTAATAGATAGTAATTTAATAAATAAAAAACACAGTAAAAATAAATTATTAGAAGAAGAACTTAAAAAAAAAATTGGAAATAAATGTAATAATGATGGTTATGTTTATAAAAATAGTATAGAAATTGTATCATCAAATTTTGGCAAAGTATATAATAGTAAAATTATTTATAATATTGAATATGTTGTTAATAAATTATATAAACCATTTCATGGTTATATTTTTAATGATGTTTTTGTAATACAAAAAACAAATTATGCTTTTATTTTTACTAATAAAGATAATAATATAAGAATTATTGTACCTTATAAATTTTTAAAAAATTTAGATATAGTAGATGATTTAAAATTAGGAACTACATATAATGTAGTTTGTTTAGATTATTATTTTAATTTAAATGATAAATATATATTTATTATTGGAACATTAATCAATGATAATATTGATATATCAAATTATGATCAAGAACAATGTTTGAATTTTTATAAAAATATTTTTGAAAATATTGAAGACCCTGATCTTGTTAAAAAATCTATTTATGACTTTACATATATGAATGATGATGATGATGATTATGATAATCAATTAAATATAGATACTGATAGTGATAGTGATATTGTAAATAATTTTGATACAAAATCAAATAAATCAAATAAATCTAATGAAAATTATAAAAAAAATGTAAAATTAGCAAATGAATCTTTATCTGAGTTTGTAAGAACAAATGATTTCACACAAGGTTATTATAATAATAGTAATTACTGTTATTTTATATCATCAATTCAATTATTAAAAATAATTTTTAAAGATGATATTCAAAATGATAATTTTAATGAAGATTTAAGAAATATAATGACATTAACCGAAATAACTACTATGGAAGATAATGATAAAGAAAAAGAAACTACTCGATTATTTGAAATTTTTGTACCACAATTAAAATTAACAGTTGATAGACAAGAAGATACACAAGAATCTTTAATAAAAACATTAAATATATTAGATAGTGACAATGAGACTATATCTAAAATGTATAGTAATTTTAATTTAAATGATAAATCAATTGATAATACTTTACTTGAAGATATTCACATTGTTGATGATGATGATCTAGATTTAGTCATAGGTAATTTAGCTGATTTTGAAATAACATCAAATTATGAAAAAGATTTTATAATTAAAGAATACATTTACCACAGATTATTTTCAGTTGCTCCCGAGCAAGACGCAGATCAAGATGACATAGAAAAATTTGAATTACAAATTAAAAATGTTAAAGATCTAATAGATATTGATGAAAATTCAGAATCTATAACTCAAAATTTAGTTGAAATTCAAGCAGAAATAGATAAAGAATTAAAACAAGTAAATAAAAAAGTTAATAATTATAATTATAATGAACAACTTGACTTAGTAAATATAACAAATTTTTTATTAAATAATAATAGTGATATTTATAAAAAACTTGGATTTGTTAAATATAGATTAGAAGATTGTCTCAATAATGATGGAAATGAATATTATAAAATTAATAAATTTCAAATAAATTATTTATTAACTATTGATGAAGAAGAATCATCTGTTTATAATATAAGTAAAATATTAGAATTAAAAACTTCTGACAATGAAAATTGTAATATATATGAACAATACTTATTTTTAGAACGTACAGAATATATTTTATTATATTTTCCACGTAGTTCACCGGAAGATAATAAAAATAATGATTCAATAGAAGATTTAACATTAGAAAAAGAATTTAATGTACTTACAAAACTTACTGATAATCCAGAAGAAAATATTAGTGGCCACCCGCCCCTCGCCGGGTGGGGGCAGAAACGTAAATATAATCTTGTTTCATTTATAGAACATTATGGAGATTCATCTAAAAATGGTCACTACGTAAATTTTAGTAAAAAAAATGAAGAAGAACAATGGAAAATATTTGATGATTTAAGAGTAGGAATTGTAACAAATGAACAAATTCAAAAAAAAATAAATGAAGAAAATACTAATATAGTTATTGCTTTATATAAACGTTCTCCTCTTCCACCTCAGCCCATTGTCTAAGAAAGTAATGCGTAATTAATTTTGTTCTTCTCCTTGTGTTTTACGTTTTTTTTTTGATACATTTTCACACATTAATTCTCCGCCAAAAATTCCTTTTACTTTATCTGCTACAACTCTTCCATCTTCAAGTGTTTTTTCACTATATTCAACATATTCACCATCATATAGTGTTTTATAAATATTATCAGAAGTATCTAAACCTGTATAATGTACGAAAACATCTTTATCTTCTGTGTCATTATTATCTTTTGTAATATTTTTAATAAAACCTAAACCTCTATCTCTTGAAAACCATTTTACTTGACCTGTATGTCTACTCATTATTATATTAATATATAATTAATCTTTTAAATAGTTATTAATATTATATAATTAAATAATTAAATTTAATATTTATTTTAGATCTTCTATATATCTATTTTAGATCTTCTATATAAATCTATTTTAGATCTTCTATATATCTATTTTAGATCTTCTATATAAATCTATTTTAGATCTTCTATATATCTATATTAGATATTCTAAAAAAATGATTTTTTTAAACATTAATTAAAGATAATGATGGCACAGATTGAAAAAGCAATTGAAATGTTAGAAACAGAAATAGCACTGACTGACTCAACAATAAGAACTATGATTGAGTCAAATCTAATTAAGAAATCAACATTGAAAGAAATGTATAATTCACATTATAGTCTAAGTTTATCATCTATTGATATAGATGTTAAAATTAGAGACAAAGAAAATTTAATTAATATTTCTAATTATAATAACAATATATCATTGATTGAAAAACATATTAAAAAAGATATTAATAAAATACAATTAAAAATTAAAGAAATAGAAGACAAATTTATCAAAACTCAAAATGAACAATATAAATTGAAGAAAGTAGAAAAAAAGAAAGTAGAAGAAAAGGAAGTTGAGAAAGTGGAAGAAAAGGAAGTTGAGAAAGTAGAAGAAAAGGAAGTTGAGAAAGTAGAAGAAAAAGAAGTTGAGAAAATAGAAGAAGAGAAAAAGAAAGAAGAAGAGAAGAAGAAAGCAGAAGAGAAGAAGAAAGTAAAAGAGAAGAAGAAAGCAGAAGAGAAACTTAAAAAAGAAATTGAAAAAACAAAATTAAAGAAAGAAAAAGAAACAAAACAAATAAATACATCAATAGAAATGCAAGATGATGGTTGTGGTTGTATTTGTATATTAGATAATGGTAAAAGAAAAGGCGAAAGATGTGGACGCACAATTAAATTTGGAAGATATTGTGGTTATCATAAAAAATATCACACATTTTAAGTATGTAAATAATTCTATATTTTTTTATTTTACATATAATATGAGTAAAAGTATATTTAAATATAATGAAAAAGATATATTAGATGATTATTATATAATTGATAGTGAAGAGTTATCACCAATTCCAAGAAAACTACCTTTTCGTAGAAGAAGAAAAAAAAATGTATTTTATAAGTTTATATATAAACTATATTTAAAGTTATTTAAATAAAGTAAAATTTTAAGCAAATAATAATGAACCCATACCTGATTGTATTGTTAATATATTATAATTTAGACAATATATATTTATATTAAATAAATAATCATGTTTATTGTTAGTTATTGGTGGTATTATAGTTTCAATATTTAATTGTTTTGAATTTAACTTTGTAAAATTACATGTTCCACTTGGTTGATTTTCTTCTGGATTAACAGCAAAAGAATAAACCATAATTCCATCTTTATTTGATCCTGAATGATATAAATAAGGTTGTACTGCATTAAAAAATTCATAATTTTTTTCTCCAAATCTATCATAATTATTTAATAATAGTCTTACCTTTTTAACTATATTTTTTTGATTACTTTCATATGATGATACTATATCTGTTGGTTGAATATTTCCAATATTTTTAGGAGGTGGTGTTTCATAAGAAGTATCAAATCTAGCAATTTCATGATATATAGTTTCAGCTTGTTGTGTATTAGAATTTATAATTATATTTCCATTTTCATCTTGTTTATTAATTAACTTTTTAATATATAAATATCCTAAATTATCATCTCTACCAATTCTAATATTAGCACCACCTAATGTAGAACTCCAATATGTACCTTGTTGAATATCAATATATCCAGGAAATGTATGAGAATTCTGTGAAAAATTAGTTTGCCAAGTAGGTTTATCAATATTTTCCCAATTTGTATAATTATTAAAATCATTAAAATCTTTTCTATCATCTCTTGAACAAACCCAGATTAATTCTTTAACAGGGTGTTTAAAATCCATTTTAACATTAGTATTTCCAAAAATACCTATTTTTTCTACTTTTTTAACTTGCTGAATTAAATAACTATGTCTATTGTTAGTAAATGATTTTCTTTCATCATCATCTAAATAAGCATAAGTAACTTCTAGATGAGGTTTTAATTCCCATTCATTATTTCTACTTTTTACAGGATTAATTAAATTTTCTGACAAAAAATTTTTAATTTCATGTTCAGGATTAGATAAATCTGGTTTAATTCTAATATCATTTTTTTCTACATCATTAATTGTATATTTATTAAGATATATTTTATCAATATCTTTATCTCCTGAAACACTAACACCATAATTTTTAATGTCATCTAATGAAACAATTAACGTATATAATTCAGAAATAGATTTAAATTCAAAACTCATAGTTACATCATGATACTGTAAAGCAATTAAAGGTAAACCTAATGCATAATCTGTTGTAAACCAAAAATTTAAAGGAAGAAAAACTTGTCTTGAAGGTATAGAAGGAGGTTTTTTATATGAATGATTAATTATACTTTTATATTCAATATTCCCTGTATCATTATTTACTACTGGAACATTTTTTGTTTCATTAAAAGAACATTCAGGATAAAATGATTTTCTATTATATGCTTCATCAGGTTTATATATTTCTTCTTGATGTCCTATTAGATTATAATACATTTCTTTTTTCTCTTTAGTTAAAGTTAATTCATTCCAAATAAATAACCATTCACTATAATGTTCATCAATTAAATTACCACCTATACTAATAGATACTTTATTGATAATATTTAATCCAATGTATTTAATCCAGCTAAATTTTCTATCGGATTCTGATAATATATTAGGTAAATTAAATACCAAAAACATTTTAGTTATTATATCACCCAATTTTTCTAATTTAATGTTAGAAGTAGTAGTATTAGTATAATCTAAATTTGTAAAATATTCAAAATTTATTTTTTTTGATTCTAAAGCAAAATTAGTATGTTTTTTATATATAGATTTAAAATATGTAATTTGAGGATTTCCTGTTAAATATACATCTTCATTTCCTTTTGCAGATAATTGTAATAATGCTCCTGTCATATAATTATATAATATTTATTTAAATTTAAATTGAATATTTTTTTATATTATATAATATTATAATGAATTATGTTAATTTATTTCCAAATGAATTACAATTAATTTTATTATATAAAATACCTATATTAAATATTGAATTATACCAAATATTAATTGTTTTAGTTGTTATATTATTAATAAATTGTTATAATAACAATTTTATTTTAAATAAAATTAATAATGTAATTAAAGGAGGTGAAAAAAATAATGTAAAAGTATATTTATTTTGGGCTGAGTGGTGTGGTCATTCAAATAATTTTATGCCTACATGGAATAAATTAAAAGAAACAAAAATGGACTCTATCAATGTAGAATTTAATGATATTAAAGATGATAATGAAGAATTTGAAGATTATACAAATAAATTTAAAATTACAGGATTTCCTACATTAGTAATTTTAAATAATGATAATTATGAAATATATAATGGTGAAAGAACAGTAGAATCTATCATGAATTTTATTAATAAATTTGTAGAAAATAAAGAAGAAGTTGAAAAACAAGAAAATGAAGAACAAGAAAATGAAGAACAAGTAAATGAAGGACAACAACAAGAATCAGTACAAGAAAAAGAAAATTTCAGTAATTTTATTACAATAGGTTAATTTAAGTTACTATGTTTTGTTGTTTTAAATTCACGAATAATTCCATTTGTATTTAAAACTGTTATAATTTTACTATTATTATTATTATCATATCTTACTTTTTTTTTATAATTTTTATAGTTTTCATTTTCATTTAATTCATCACTACTTTCACTACTTTCATTATAATTATAATTTTTTTTTGATTTAATATTAGCGTGTATTAAAGCACTACCCATTATAATAATAAATATATTTGTTTATAAATATATATATAGATATAAAATAAAAAACTGATTTTTTTTTAAATATATTTAATAAATGGAAAAAAAGAGTGCAAATCATTATACATCATATGATGGTGATGATGATGATGATGATGATTATATTTTATATGATGGTGGTGATGATAGACATGAATCTTTAAATGATGCACCACAGATATTTTACGATTATTATTTTAATGAAAGTAGAAGATATGATAGAGAAAATAGAGAATACGATATATTAGATGATTATTTTGAAATTTTAAATATAAATTATTATAATAAAAATACTATAAATGATATAAATAAATTAAAATAATTTTATAATTTAGAATATATTTTATATAATTTAGGAGGTTCAATTTCAGGTAATCCATCAGTACTATTAGTTTTTCTTTTAAAAATTTTTTTTCTTATGTAAAAAATAATTTTACAAATATTATAAAACATAATAATTTATTTATAAATTTATATTTTAAACCATTTTTAATATATTAAACTTTAAATAATTTGTTCTTTATCAGTAATTAATCTTAAAGCAACACTTGTTGTTTCAACTTCTTGCATAAATAATTTAGTAGCATAAGGAATATGTATTTCACTATGATGTGTAGTATTATTACAATAATTACAATTATAATAATTATTTTTTGTATTATAAATAGAAATTCTACCACACATATTACATACATAAGTTTTATAGTTATCTGAACGTTTCATATAACTTTCTTTCATAAATTCACTAACACCATGACTAATAATACTATCACGTTCCATTTCACCTACTCTTATACCACCACCTCTTTTTCTACCTTTAACAGGTTGTCTTGTTAAGAAATCTTTTGGTCCTGAATCACGAGCATTTATTTTATTTCTTACTAAATGTTTTAATCTTTGATAATATGGAACACCAATAAATATTTTACTACATAATTGTTCACTTGTAGAACCATTATATAAAAATTCATTACCTTTATAATCAAAATTATATTGATTTAATAAACCTTTAACATCATCATCTCCAATTAATAAATCCATTTTAGATTCATTTTTATTATACACATTTTGAAATGGAGAACCATTTGAATATAATCCATTTAATGATGTTAATTTACCTGTTAAAATTTCAAATAAATTACTTAATGTTTGTCTACTAGGCATACTATGTGGATTAATCATTATATCAGGAACAATACCATCTTTTGTATAAGGCATTTCATCTTGTGGAACTATTAATCCAACAACACCTTTATTAGCATATCTTGAACAAAATTTATCTGCTATTTCTGGTGGTGAAGTATATCTAATTTTAATTCTAATACTTATTTCATTTTCTTCATTAATCTCTTTAATAACATTATCTACATAACCACCATTATGTTGTTCAAATAATTCACTATCATCTAAATCTTTAAATGGAGTAGTTTCCATAGTTACTGATGTATCTTTTACTTCATTATCAACTAATGTATATTTACATACAATAATATCATTTTCATTAACATATTGTCCTTTTTTAATAATAGCATTATCACCAAGTTTATCGTAATTTTTATTTTTATTTTTATTTTTTATTTCTTTTGGCATAGAAAGTTCTTCTCCATCTTCTATAACAATAGTATATGTACTATAATGTGTTGTCATATATAATCCTCTTTCTAATGAAGATTTATTTACAATAATAGCATCTTCTTGATTATATCCCATAAAACTATTCATTGCTACTATTACATTCATACCTGTTGGATATTTATCATAGTTAATTAAATCTATATTATTTGTATAAGATAATGATAATTGTGGATAATTTAATACTAACATTAATGTATCAACACGATTTCTAAAATTAGATACAGGAATACATATACTTTGTTTACTTTGAGCATGTGAATATGTAGCACGAACACAAGGATTGTGTTCTAAAAATGACATCATACAAGTTAAACCACCAAACATTAATGATGGATGCATATCCATATATTCATTAGTTTTATACAAATCTTCTTTTAATGATTTATAATCTAAAGCAATTGTAGTATATAAAGATTCTTCTGGATCAATAAATTCAATAGGCATTTGTAATTCTTTTAATTCATTATAAAAAACATTAAAATTATAATCATTTATATTTTGTATATTAAAACTTACTAAATCAAATAATGCATCATTTAATTCATTATTTTTATCATTTATATTTCTATAAAGTTGTTTAATTTTATCATTTATATTGAAATTATTATATAGTTTCTTTAATTTATCATCAATAATTAAAAAATCATTATCAATATCATCATTTATTCTTATATTTAAAATATTTTCAAGATTATTATCATTATTAATAAAATCAATAAAATCAATAATGTGTTCTGATTTATTATCTTGTTGTTTATTAAGTTCTTTTATAAAATCTTGAATAGAATCATTTATATTAAACATCATATCATCTGTTTTAGTTTTTAATAAATCATCTAGACTATCTAAATTATTCATATCAATTTCTTCATATGTTAAATTAATTAGTTTTAATATTTTATTTAACTCCACGCCCGCAGCCGACGAGGATGTGAGAATATTATTATATTCTTTTAATTTTTTTACTAAATCTTTAAATATATCTATTTCTTCATCTTCTTCATAATTATCTTCGTTTTCATCTTCTTCTTCTTCTGTATTAATAGTTAATCTCATTAAGTTTCTAATTAAATTTTGTTTTAAAAAACTATTAATTTTAAATTCATATATCAAATCATTACCGTAATCATTCTGTTTTCTATGCATAATAAACTTGTCTAAAATATTATATATATTTTCTTTTAAATAAGATTTAAGTTCATTAAAATTTTTAGCTTTATTTATTTTTAAATTATTAATTTCTTCTTCTTTTTGTATTATTTCTTGATAAATTTCTGGATTTTTATTATGTTTATATTGAGAATCAAATAATATTTTATAATTATAACTATTTTCATTTGTATATTCAATATTTAAATTATTTCTAATTAATTTTGTTTTATCATCTTCATTAACTACATAAACTGGTCTGATATATCTACCTTCATCAGCATATATATATAATTCATTATCAAATCTATTCCATGAAATAGAAGTATATTTATATATTATATTGTTTCTTTTTAATAATTTAAAAGTTTTATAAATTGTATTCATTTTATCTCCATTATAATAATACATCCAATCACCATTAATAAATATTTTGATTATATTTTGTTCATTATTATAAAAATGTATTTTTTTAATAAAATCTAAATTATCAAATAATTTAATTATAAATTGAATACTTCTATAATTATCATTATTATTAACTGTAATTTTTGTTTGTACTGATAAATTTTTAATTAATCCTGAAAGACCACCTTCTGGTGTATCTAAAGGACATATATAACCATATTGTGTTGAATTTACTTTACGTGGTCCTGTTAATTTTATACTAGAATCCATAGGTGTTTGAGCTCGTCTTAAATGTGAAATAGTATCAATATGACTCATTCTTTTTAATTCTTGTGCTATACCTTCTTTATTAAATTGATATTGATCTTTATTTACTGTATCATTTAAATTTTCTAAAGTTAAAGTTCTTGTTACATTTTTAACACCCCAAGAACCTTTAAATGCTTTTCTAAAACCTTCTGTAATTATCTCCCTATTTTTTGTATAATGTTTCAAATAGTTATTTTGAAAAAAAGTTTTTGATTCTATTTCATCATCTAATGTTTTTATTAAAAATTTATCATTATTATATAATCTTTTTAAAGTACTTTTTATATGTCTTTGTAAATTTTCATAATAATCCCTAAATAGTGATGAAAGTAATTTACCTGAACAATCTAAACGTTTATATGTATAAACATCTCTATCAGTTACATTTTCATAATTAAATAATACATTTAATAATCTATGAATACAATAACCTAAAAATAGTGATTTTTTATTATTTGTATTATAATAATTAGAATCAGTTTCAATATTTGTATGTGGTAATAATTTTTCATAAATAATTTTTAATATAAATTCACATTTATTATTTTCATTAATTTTATTAACATATTCAGATTCAAATATTTCTTTTATATTATTATCTAAATTATTAAATATATATAATAAAGCCATTCTTTGTGTATAATGAGGATAAGATTTATCTCTACAATTATCTAATATTATTCTAAACTTATTAAATTTATTATCATTTATATTAATTATACTATCTATAATTTCTTTATCAGATTCAACACCTAATGCTCTAAATAATATAAATAATGGTATATCTTTTATATTTGGAAATGATACATATATTTGTAATGTACTAAATAATTTATATCTTTTTGTTTTATAAGAAAATGTTCCTTCATTTAAATTATCAAATTGTTCTTCTATTTCTCTATCTAAATTAGCACTATCAATATGTTCTTTTTCAGGAACTCTAATATCATTATCATTAATATCATCTTTTTCTTCATCGCTACTTTCGCCAAATAATTCATCTTTTAATTGTTTTCTTGTTTTATCTTCTTTTTGTTCTTCATCTTCTTCTTTTTGTTCTTCATCTTCTTCTTTTTGTTCTTCATCTTCTTCTTCTTCATCTTTTTCTTTAAATATAATTTTTTTATTTAATAAAACTTCTTCTTTTTTAAATTTAATATATGTAGTAGAAGCTGGTTTATAATCTTGTTTATCAATTTCTACTGATTTAATTTCACATACATAAATAGATTCTTTATCTTTACGTAAATAGATTTTATTATTTGTTAATCTATCTTGTGAAACAAGAACTTTTTCTTTACCATTAATTATAAAATAACCACCATATTCATATATATTTTCATTTAAATTATATAATTTATTAATAATTTCATTATTATTACTAGATTCTTGAATTACATTTTTATATAATGAACAATAATTAGAATAAACCATTAATGGTAATTCACATAATAAAATTTTATTAAACTCTATAATATTATTATTTTCGTTTATCTTAATATCAACATATATAGGAGCTTTATAATCTTTATTTTTAATTATATAATAATTAGGATTCATAGTTGTTTTAAAATCATCTAAATAATTAAATTCAAAATTTATTTTAATTTGTTTATTATTATTTTTATAATTTAATGGTCTACTTAATATTTTTGCAATTTTATTTTCTATAAAATCATTATAAGTGTCTATATGATGATTACATATTAATGTTCTTTTATCATTAAAATAATATATATTAAAATCTTTTTTCCAATCCCAATTTTCCATTTATAATATATATTTATATTTATATTTTTAATTATTTACATTTTGATTATTATTAAAGGAAATAGATAATATAATAGTAATGATTTACAGAAATGAACGATTTTCTCTATTTTTAGATTATTTTGAAAATTATGAAAAAATTTATAATTAATTAAATTTAATTATAAAAATTTTATATTTGTTAATAATATAAATGATAAATGATAAATCTAAGTATCTTGCGATGAAATTAAAATATATTAATGCTAAAAATAAATTAAAAGGAGGGTCATCACCAGGACGCCCACCCACCACCCACCCAGTCGCGGTCAATTCGCAAGGCGTCCCCCGTCGCGTAGTGGATGGGGCCATACAGTACGACTCCGTATGGGATTTGGGAATGAATTATGGACGGGATCATGCAGGAAATACTACACAAGTACCGGGAAACAGAGGCAAAGGCAGTAGAGGCAAGGGCAGTAAAGGCAAGAGCAGTAAAGGCAAGGGCAATAAAAGCAAAACCAATAAAGGCAAAGCCAACAAAGGCAAAACTAATAAAGGCAAAACCAGTAAAGGCAAGGGCAATAGAGGTAAGGGCAAAGGCAAGGGCATATCAGGGCCCATACAGTACGACTCAGTATGGGATTTTGGAATGAATTATGGACGGGATCATGCTCCAGCAAATTTTGATTTTGAACATCACAGGAAACAACTAAACTATAATTAATTTATTATAATAAATTATTTTTTTTTATTGACGGTCCGCTTCACGGAGTGCGGACAGATTATTCTGATTTAGTTTTATTAATAATATTATAATGTCTTTTACAATATTCATCTTTATATATTTTACAACCACATTCTTCTCCTTTTCTTTTACCTGATTTTAATATTGATATACATTTTTTATTATCATGACATTTTTTAATAGATAATTTACCACCAGGTTTTCTACAATATGGACATGTGTTTTTTTGACTAAATTTATAAGATAAATAAATACATTCAAAATGATATTTATGACCACATTTTAAAGTACAAATATCAGAAATCATTTCAGAACCACAAATACCACAATTTTTATCTTCTTCTATTTTATCTTCTATTTTATCTTCTATTTTATCTTCTATTTCATCTTCTATTTCATCTTCTATTTTATCTTGAATTAAATATCCATGTATATCTATATCCATTATATTATTATTATATACTAACTTTTTATATTATTAATTAAATAATAAGAATATAAAACTATATAATTTAATAATTGTAAATGATAGAATTAAATATAGCTGCTTGTAGTGTAAATAAATATTATAGAAATGTAGGAAATCGTGTTTGTATATCAGCTGACGGTAGAATATTTAAAAAAAAAATAGACTTATTACTAAATAATTATGAAAAAACAATTGGTAAAATAAAGTTAACATTACATTTTTATTTTAGAGATAATAGAAAACGTGATGCTGATAATTATTTAAAAGTCCTTATTGATTGTTTAAAAAATAAATTATTTGAAGATGATGATCAAATATATATTTTAGAAGTTAAAAAATTTATTGGATGTATGGATAAAATTTGTATAGATGTAAGATCTTTAAATGAAATAGAAAATAAAGAAATAGATGATTTAAAAGAAGAAGGAATTAAATTTAAAAAAATAGAAAAAGATAAAATAAAAGAACAAAAATTAAAAATATAATTAATTAAATGCGTAAATATATAGTTATAATTATATTATAAATATATAATTATGGATGAAATAGGAATTAATATAGATCATAGTGAAAAAAATATTAATTTAAATAATCATAAACAATATAATAATAATAATTTAAATTTACAAATATTAAAAGAATCATTATCAGATGATGATAATAATTTTGGTCCTTCTAGTGTTTCTCCTAATAAATCTGATATAGGTTTAGAATTATTAGCAAATAATAAAAAAACTATTAAACAAGATGATACTAATAGACCAGATGATAATTCTGAAATTGATATAAAATCAAATAATAATTCCAATGATAATTTAAATAATAATGAATTAAATCAAAGATTAAAACAATTAGAATCAGACGATAATGATATGAACTGTATGGATAATGCTTTTAATAATTTAAATAATAATAATATTTTTAATCAAGAATTAAATTTTAATAATGATGATAATAATCAATATGATGAGAAAGATAATAGAGAATATGATAGAGATGAAAGAGAAAATGATAGAGATAACGATATTAGAGAATATGATAGAGATGAAAGAGAATATGAAGAACAACCAAAAGAACCATCAATAGAAGATTTATTAAAAGAAAAACAAGATTTATTAATGCAATTTGATAGATTACAAAAAAGAGGAATTAAATTATCAAGAGAATATACATTAGCTTCTAATATTGATGAAATGAGATTTGAATATAATAGAATTAAAACTTGTAAGGAAATTGATAATAGTGTAATGTTTTCAAGAAAAATGCTTATGGCATTTGTAACATGTTTAGAATTTTTAAATAATCGTTTTGATCCTTTTGAAATTAATTTAGATGGATGGTCAGAAAGTGTTCATGAAAATGTAGGTGATTATGATGATGTTTTTGAAGAATTATATGAAAAATATAAATCAAAAGCAAATGTTGCTCCTGAAATTAAATTAATGTTAATGTTAGGTGGTTCAGCTTTTATGTTCCATTTAACATCTAACATATTTAAATCCAGTATGCCTCAATTTGAAAATGTTATTAAAAAAAATCCAAATATGGTTCCTATGCCTGGTCAAAATAGTAATAATGGTTTAGATTTAGGTAAAATGATGAATATGATGGGTAATTTTGGAAATTTAATGGGTAATATAAATCCTAATAATGAAATGCCATCAATGCCATCAATGCAACCTGAAAATAATATGTCTTCTACTAAAAATATTAATATTCCTGTTGCCAATAAATCACCATCTTTAAGAAAATCTGAAAAAGAATTATCAGGACCTGATCCACAAGGTTTAGATACATTACTTAAATCTTTAGGTTCAGATAGTGCTGCTAGTGAAACAGCAGGTGGAAGCAAAAAAAGAAAAAATAGAGGACGTGGTTTAGATTTATAAATAAATGATTTATTTATTTTTTTTTAAAATGAAAAACTTATTATATAATTTTATTAATATATTTAAATTTGTTAAAAAAAATTTTAATAAAGATTTAAATGTATGTTATTTTACAATATTATTTATATTACTTCCAATTATATTATTTTTATGATAACTAATTGAGGAGTAGGATTTATATTATCATTATTTGTAGAATTATATAAAAATATATCAATTTGTATTTTATCACTTATATTAACAATTTATATAATTATATAATATTTAAATTTAAAACTAAATTATAAAAATATTTTTGTACCAATAGTTAAATTCTATAACTCCTGATTCATGAGTTTTATTAAATGGACCTGGTATATATGAAGGACTTGTAATTCCTTGTTGAACTCTTTCAACTAATATTTGATCTTGTTTATTTGTTGATAACCATACTTCTGTTAATTCTTTTAAATTATAATCAATATTTTCTTGTGCTTCTTCATTAACTATCCAAGTAGTAACTACTTCTGTTGTAGTAGGTGTTAAAGGTATAACTCTAAATGTTATTATATAATCTGCTTGAAAATGATTCCAACAACAAGGATAATAATAAAAAGCAACATTTCCTATATTAGTATTTTCAGGAATACGACCTAATGTTTTTTTTACAGCAGGTTTTCCACTTATTGTCATAGATGTTGAATCTTTTACAAATAAATGACGCATAAATCTAAATTGATAGTCATCAGAACTATAAAATTCATAGGGTAATTTTAAATCTTTCATTTTTTGCTTATTATCATCATTAGCAAAATCTCCTTTTTTAGATTGTATCCAATTAGCAGGGAAAGATTGTATTAACTCAGGATGATTAGTTCTACAATGATAACATTCTCTATTATTTTCCCAAACTAATTTCCAATTACCATTTTCAATAATTGTAGATTGATAAGCAATTTTAGTTTTGTTAAAATTATATGGTTCACAATAATAATTTAAACATTCAGTTATATTATCAAAATTAGGAGGATTATTAGAAATACATATAAAAATATAAGTTTGAATAACTTTTATATTAATTGGTAATAAACCATAATTTGATTTATCAAAATCATCATTTAATTTCATATCTCTTGCATATTTTAATTCACCATTATTAATATTATAAGACCAATTATGATACATACATACAATATTATCACGATCTAATTTACCTGATACATTATCAAATAATTTTAATCCTCTATGTCTACAAACATTATGATAAGCCTTTATTTCATTATTATTATCACGAATAATAATAATTGGATATTTTCCAATATTTAATGTAAAATACATTTTTTTTTCAATTATTTGTGTACTATGTCCAACAAACATCCATTGTTTATAAAAAATATTATTAAGTTCATATTCATAAATATCTTTATCTATAAAAAAATCTCTACTCAATCCATGATTATCTTTAATTAAGTTTAATTTTTTTTTTATTTGTTCTTTATTAATTAATGGTTTATATAAATCTTCAATATCTTTAATTTTATCTGAACAATTATTTTTACAATTATTACAAGATTTAATTTTATTATATTTAGTTGAAATATATTTACTTATATTATTAGGAATTGAAACAAAATGTCCAATTATATTTTTTAATCTATTATAATCAGACATTTTTATATATATATAGATAAAAAAAAATGATTTTTTAAAACAAATTTAAAATGAATCTAACTAATGACTTCGATGACTACAGTCAATGTCCATTATTTGAATTACTTGGTAAATCGAATCCTGGAAAAACTTATATTAATAAAATTTTAGGATTTAGTAAAAAAATAGAAGAACATGCTATATTATTTATTACACTAAATGAAAATTATAATGATAAAATATCTCAAAATATATTTAATAAAAATGATATAACAGTTGAATGGAGTGGTCAAACATCTGGAAAAGAAGATAAATTACCATTAAATATAGATAATATAGAGATATTTTATAGAAAAACATCAAACACAAAATTTAAATATTTAGGAAAAGTTAAAAAAAAATATATTTTACATAATAGAACAGATGATATTAACAAATTAAAAATGCTTTTTGTAGTAGATACAATTAATTGTTCTATACCATCAGGAACATTAGCAGATGACTTAGGTAAAGGAACAAAATATAATAGAAATATAGGAAGATATAAAAAAGATTGTTTAAATAAATTAGGATTAAAACAAACTAATAATTATTATGGTTCAGGTATAAAAAAAGCTATAAAAGAAGTTTGGTGTTAAACATAAAATTTATTCATCTCTACATTTATAACAATGTCCAGTAACAACACCATTTTTTTTTGTAATATGACTAACTGATAATCCATTTGAACAAGTTGAACATTGTTCAAATAAATTTATACAAAATTGTACAAAATTATTTACAATTTGACAATCTTCATCGCAACAGTTAAATCTTTTTAATTGTTTTAGTATATTTAATAAATAATCTTTATCATTAAATACTTTAAAATATAATTCTTTATTAAAATTTAATTCATCAGTAAAAAGTACTTCACCATCATCTGGATCTATAACACGTTCATAATATATTTTATTATTATCTTCAAGTTCATCTTTAATTTCTATTATCCATTTATTTAAATTTTTTTTTAATTGTTTACACATTAAACTATTTTGTAAATTTTTTCCTATTAAATTATTTATATGATTTGGTATTCCACTTTTATCTAATGATATTATAGCAGATGTAACTTTTTGTTTATCAAGTTCTTCTTGTGAACGATTTGATGGTGGTTTAAGAGTTTGTAAATTAAATGGTGAATTGGGATTTGACCAATCATATGTAAGAGTTTGTAAATTAAATGGTGAATTGGGATTTGACCAATCATATTCAGGTGGAACTACTGAACCACCAGTAAATTTATTTTTAGTATTTATATAATTAATTTTCATTTTTAAATATTTTTTTTTCCAATCAACCATTTATTATTATATAACAAAAAAAAATATTATTTAATTTAGTCTACTTCTTCAATAACAGGTTCTGATGGAACATCGCTTGGTGGTCCATCAGCAAAACTACCAGGATGCATATTTGGATTATTTCCCATTTGTTGTTTCATTTGTTCCATTTGTTCAGGAGTCATATTTTTCATCATATCTTCCATATTCATTCCACCTGACATTCCACCATCAGGTTGTCCTTGATTTAATTTTTGCATCACAGGAGAAGCAACATCTTCAAGTTCTTTTTTAACTGAATCAATTTCCTCTTTTTCAGCAGAATTTCCTGATGTTTCAAGCCACTCTTGTGTTTCTTTAATCTTACTTTGAACACTTTCTTTTTCTGATTCATCTAATTTATCACCAGATTCATCAATTGCATTTTTAACAGAATATAAATATGATTCTAATTGATTTTTAGATTCAATTTTTTCAAGTGTTTTTTTATCTTCTTCAGCATAAGATTCAGCTTCTCTAACCATACGCTCTACATCATCTTTACTTAATCTACCTGTATCATTTGTAATAGTAATATTTTTAGTTACACCTGATTTTTCCTCTGATGCTGTAACTGTAAGCATTCCATTAGCATCTAAATCATATTTAACTTTAAGTTGTGGTACACCACGTGGTGCAGGTGAAATACCATCAAGTAAAAACTCACCAAGTTTATTACAATCAGATACACGTGGTCGTTCTCCTTCATATACTACAATATTAGCAGCAGGTTGATTATCAGAATATGTTGAAAATACTTGTTCTTTTTGACAAGGAATTGTACTATTTCTTTCAATTAATTTAGTCATTACACCACCTGCTGTTTCAATTCCAAGTGATAAAGGAGTTACATCTAATAGTAAAATATCATTAATAGATTCATTTTTATTTCCTGTTAAAATAGCTGCTTGAACTGCAGCACCAACAGCAACAGCTTCATCTACATTAACACTTTTATTGAGTTCTTTACCGTTAAAGAATTTAGAAACCATATCTTGAAGTTTTGGAATTCTTGTTGAACCACCAACTAATACAATTTCATGAACATCATTTTTACTTAATTTAGCATCTCTTAATACCTTTTCTACAGGTTCAAGTGCATCTCTAAATAAATCTGAACATAAATCTTCAAAACGTGCTCTTGTAATTGAACTATAAAAATCTTCACCATCAAATAGTGAATCAATTTCAATACTTGCAGAAGCAGCAGATGATAAATTTCTTTTAGCTTTTTCACAAGCAGTTCTTAAACGTCTCATAGATCTTTTATTCTGAGTTAAATCTTTTTTAAATTTACGTTTAAATTCAGTAGCAAAGTGTGATACAAGACGATTATCAAAATCTTCACCACCAAGATGTGTATTACCAGCAGTAGCTCTTACTTCAAATACACCATCATCTAAACATAATAAACTAACATCATGAGTACCACCACCACAATCAAAAATTAGTACATTTTTTTCACCTTTTAATTTTGTATCAAGACCATAAGCAATACAAGCTGCTGTTGGTTCATTAATAATTCTTAAACAATTTAATCCTGCAATTGTAGCAGCATCTTTTGTAGAAGCTCTTTGTGAATCATTAAAATAAGCAGGAACAGTAATTACTGCTTCTGTAACTTTTTTACCAAGAAAAGCCTCTGCTGTTTCTTTCATTTTAGTTAAAATCATAGAACTAATCTCTTCAGGAGTAAAAGTTTTTTCCTCATCTTTAAAATTAACTTTAATTAATGGTTTATCTTTATCATCATCTACTTTAAATGAAAAATGTTTCATATCAGATTGTACTGATGTATCACTATATTTACGACCAATTAAACGTTTAGCATCATATACTGTATTTTCAGGATTCATAGCAGTTTGATTTTTAGCTGCATCACCTATTAATCGTTCAGTATTATTAAAAGCTACATAACTTGGAGTTGTTCTATTACCTTGATCATTTGCTATAATTTCTACTCTATCATTTTGAAAAACACCTACACAAGAGTAAGTAGTTCCTAAATCTATTCCTATTGCTGTCATTATTAATTAAATAATTAATTAAATCTTTAAATCGTTTTACAATAATATTATATTTTATAATATTAAATTAAATGGAATTAGATATTAAAAGAATAACAATAGATAAAAAAAAATATTTATTTAAATATTTTAAAAAAAATAAGGAAATAATTGATAAAAAATTAATTACTTATTTTAAAAGTCTTGTTATTCCGCCAGCTTGGACTAATGTAACAATATCTTCTGATCCTAATGTAAAAATATTGGCTGTTGGATATGATGATAAAAATAGAAGACAATATAGATATAATAAAATATATGTAGAAGAACAAGAATGTAAAAAATATAAAAAAAAAATGATAGATTTTATTAGTATTTTACCTAAAATTTATAATGATATAAATTTATTATTAAATAAAAGAATATGGGACCGTGATAAAGTTATTGCATTTATTATTAAAATAATTGATGATTGTCATTTAAGAATAGGAAATGATAAATATGCTTTAGAAAATAATAGTTATGGTATAACTACATTAAAAAAATCACATATTGATATTAATACTAATAAAATAACATTAAATTTTATAGGTAAAAAAGGAGTAGAAAATAATAGTGAAATAACTAATCCTTTATTAATAAAATTATTTAAAAATTATTATAAAACATTTAATCAAGAATCTGAGGATGATTTCTTTATATATTATGATAATAATGATATTTTTAAAATTGATAGTAGTGATATAAATGATTACTTAAAACAATATGGTGATTTTACTATTAAAGATTTTAGAACTTATTCAGCAAATGAAATGTTATTAAAATATTTTTATAATATGTATAAATATAATAATAAACTTACAAATATAACACAAAGCAAATTAAAACAATCTTGTAATAAGTGTTTAGATAGAGTATCAACACATTTAAATAATACAAGAAGTATATGTAAAAAATCTTATTGTTCTGATTATTTAATTAACGAATATAATAATAATCCTGATGTTTTTATTAAAAAAATTAAAAAATATATGAAACAAAAAAAAGAACCATTTACAGGATTACAATATGCTTTATTAAAAATTTTTAAAGATTTTAAAAAGAATTAATATAATTTTGTAATCCCTTTTCCTATTATTCCAGATAATAATCCTGAACCTGCTGTTATTCCTAATATAGAACCAATTCCTTGTACTCCTAAAATAGGAGCAGCAACAGAACCTCCTGCTATTCCTATTAATGTAAATGTTGTAATAGTAGTAATTTTTCTTTTGCTTATTTTATAAACTAACGCATTTTCTAAAAATGAATTACCTTTATCAATATAATTTTCAGTTTTATCTAAATTATTACTTATGTTTTCTAATTTTTCCTGATCACTATTAATTATTTCATTTAAACTATCACTTATTTCACCTAATTCTTTAATTTCATCATATAAATTTTTTAATTTTTTATATTTTTCATCATCTTCATTATTAATTTGTTCTGTATTATTTACATATTGCATTATTTAATTAATTATAATATTTTTATATTATTATTAATATAATGGAATTTTTACATTTTAATGACTATGAAAAAAATGAATCTTTAATTAATAATTTAAAAAATGATAATAATTATTTAAAACAAGTTATAAAAGATTTAGTAGATAAATATGATACACTTGAATATAAATATAATGAACAATTAAATATAAATAATAATGTTAGACATACTCATCAAAAATTATTATTAGATTATATGGAATCAGAAAATGAAAACTATGATTTAAAAAAGGAAAATTATATTTTAGAAATTTTAAATAACAAATTAAAAAAAAAATATAATAAACAAGATTAATATAAAATTTATGTAAGTTTTGTTATATATTTCAACATAAAAACAAGTCGACCGCGGCGACCGCCGATCGGGTGCCACACCATAATATCCTTACTAACAATAGTATAAGTATTAATATGAATTCAGACATTTTTTTTTATGTTTTAAAAATCATTTTTTTATAACTTCATAAAGATTTATTAATTTATTATTAATTTAATTATTATTTTTTTCTTTTATCATTATATATATAAAGTATTTAAAGAATATATTTATATTATATATATAATATAATAATATTATTATCAATGCTTGTATAGCTCAGTCGGTAGAGCGCATGACTCTTAATCATGTGGTCGAGGGTTCAAGCCCCTCTACGAGCAAATAAAAGCACTTTGGCGCAGAGGTTAGCGCGCCTGGCCCATAACCAGGAGGTCGATGGATCGAAACCATCAAGTGCTATATTAAAGAAACTCACAGCAAATCAATTATCAATATCCATTATTAGGGGGAGGTAAGTGGATCGAAACCACTCATGGCTATATTTTATTTATACAAGCAGTCATGTAGCTCATTTGGTAGAGCACCCATTTTGATTTAAATGTTTCTTGTCCTGCCCGTCTAGCTCAGTGGCAGAGCGCACGGCTTTTAACCGTGTGGTCGTGGGTTCGATCCCCACGGTGGGCAAATTTTAATATCTAACAGCAAAAAAATGTTATAATTAATAGATATTAGTTTAAGAAAGTTTTCTTCCCTATAAGACTAACTAGAAGATTAAATTCTTCATTAAAGTCCAGCTATAGCTCAATTGGTAGAGCATGGGACTGTAGTTCCCGGGGTCACTGGTTCGATTCCGGTTGGCTGGAAAATTTTCTTTTAGAGCCTCCATGGCGCAATTGGATAGCGCACCAGACTTCTAATCTGGGGGTTGTGAGTTCGAGTCTCACTGGAGGTACTTTATTTTTTTTTTTTTGAAGGAATAACATAATCCTTATTATATTGTTTTGCTTTTAAAATCCATTCTTCTTTTACATTTGCATCAGTATTTTTCCATATAGCTTTTTTAGACATAGAGTTTAATAATTCAAAGTTATTATCTTTTAAATATTTTAGATACATAGTTTTTCCTGTCATTATAACAAGTTTAGTTTTAGTTTTTTCATCATCAAAACTTATATTATGTTTATCTTTTAAATGATTTATAAACCATTTTGATGGTTTATATTTACACCACCCCGCGCGGTGGGGGTGGGAGGCGGGAGTTTTATATACTCTATTACAATTATATGTTAAATTACAACAAGGACATTTACTTATATATGTTTTATAAGTACCCCAAAATCTTTCCATTTTAATTTCATATGGTTTAAAACATAATTTTTTAAACAATTTTAATTTTAGTTCATTAAAAATAGGTTGACAAATCAACTTTATATAGTATTTACCTAATTTATTTAATAGTAAACAACAAAATATTTCAAAACTATCATTTTCATCAAACTTTACTA